TGACACTAATCTTTTGAACCCTAAGGTCCAAAACAAAGGTGTCAAGGGCAAACACAAGGACCAGAAGGTTTCGATTACGAAATGCTATGTGTCTCTCCTTAAAAATAGACTTGTTAATTTTAGAAAACTTTTGTTGACTATTATTACATGATCTACTTCTTTGGAGTCGCACTCTCTGTATTCCAGCTTTGCTGATTCCTACTTATCAGAGTTGGATAGATGATGCCATAATAGAGGTCTTGAAGACACAATTAAGTTCTCTAAAGGAACTAGATTGTGTTTTACCAGATTTCTCTGCGGCGACCCGCTATCTACTCATCCTCACACTGGAGAAAGATTGAAAGGGGGTTTACCTGAATGTATACCATCGTGACTATTTACAAGTCATGAAAGTGTACGTATCGGTATGACCGTCCTAACTATTTCTAGAGGTTTTAACCTACCAGTGTCTGTTAACCTTGACCCAATTATAACACCTTCAAAATCTATTCCTTCCTCTATAGAGAGTTGGGAAATTGATCTTGTTTGTCGTTTCTTGGGTATTAAAGAAGAGTACGTTGAATGATTTATGTTTCACCACTCTACAAAGAAAGGTCCTAATGGTCAAGCTTTGATGAGCTCCACACATGATTTTACGCTTATGCCATCATGGCTAAAGAACAAACTAATATCTTTAGCTGGCGTCGGCCTAAAACAGTGTTTCGATCTCATCGACAGCGTATCCATAAATGGCATCTCTGTAAATTCGTGATGAAACCGAATCTATCCAGTTCGATCTTCTACAATTAGAAAGTTAACAGGGATATCAGATAAAGAAGGGAAAACTAGAGTCATAGGAGTAGTTGATTATTGATCACAAACAGCACTTAAACCTCTACATGATACGCTTATGCGTATTCTTAGGGGCATCGGCCCTGATTGCACTCATGATCAACAGTCCTTCTTGACAAAAGTTCCCTCTTCTGGGGTAACCTTCTACTCTTATGATCTTACCAATGCGACAGATAGGATGCCCTTGTGGTTACAAGGGGAGATTATCTCTCGTATAATTGGTAAGGATCGAGCAGAAGATTGAAAAGACATTTTGGTTAAAGAAGAATTCTCCTTAAAGGGCCATCCAGCTAAGATTAAGTTCTCGGCCGGTCAGCCCATGGGAGCATACTCTTCTTGACCTAGTATGGCTTTGACCCACCATGCCATCGTCCAATTAGCATGAATCAGATTAGGTAATAAAAGACCTACTCGTGATTATGTGCTTTTAGGAGATGATATAGTTATCTGAAATGATAAGTTAGCGATAAGCTACCGTACACTCTTATCATCCCTTGACATGCCAATCTCAGACCAAAAGACCCACATTTCTGGGAGTACTTTTGAGTTCTGTAAAAGATGGTTTGTCAATGGTGTAGAAGTGACGGGGTTTTCAGTTCCTGGATTGTGAGAGGTTAGAAGATCGTATTCAAAGCTCGCGAACTTTCTCGAAAATCAAGAGAGTCACGGCTGAAAACCATCTGATGCCTCGGCAATCCCCCTTATTATATCCCTGTATAATTGTTTAGGACTCCATTCCCAAGGGAAGAGAGTCTATAAACTTTACACAGTTTTCCAAACCCTGGTTAAAACCAAAGTCACGGGAGAGTACTCTACTATAGCGAAAGCTATAACTGAGGCTTTCCGGTGACCGTTCTACGAGACCTCAAATGAGATCTTCGCTTCCATCCTTGGAAAGATGAAAGAAGAACAAGTTTGGAAGGATATGGAAAGGCTACAAACAAACGTTTATTTATTTCATGATGAATTTAATAAACGCATGTCTACAGTCAATCCGCTTTGGGCAAGGGAATCCTATAAAACGGCCTATACAGAGCGGGTTCCTATATTAATTATAGCAGAATATTTAACCATGGAGCTCGAAGAAAAGTTAATGATCTTAACAGGGGATAATTCCTCTGATGAGTATCAAGAGCTAATCTTCAATGAGTCACTTGGTAGATATAAACTGTCTAAACATTTCTTTGGCCTTAAAGATGAAGCTAGATCTGTTCGGGACTTATCCCGATTGGTAAAGCCACTCATCAATAAGGTTAGGGAAATTATTAATAAATCAGACCCTACCACTTCCGTAATTCTAACAACAACGGAACAAATGTTTGTCAAAGACACCGCCACCTTTGGACCTTAAAAGGTCCGAAGGTGAAGTGGCTGGTGACAGTCCAAATTGCCCTTTGCTAAAATCCCGAAAGGGTGGCTTGTAAAGGTGTTTTCCTTAGAGACACTGTCT